TCATCGAGCTGGCGCAAAAAAATGGTTGGCCCGATCCGCGCCGGGAAGTGGAAGCCTTTAAAGACTATCATCTCGCCCACGGCTCGTTAATGCTTGATTGGGAAGCGGCGTTTCGGACGTGGTTACGAAACTCACTCGTGTATGGGAAGTCCAAGCCTATGCCGCAATCGGCACCTAGACAACCGGAACTGCCTAAAGGCGAGCAACGGCCTTTAGACGTAGCCAAGGCCAGAAGTTTAATTAAGGAACTCGCCGACAAATTCGATGTGAGAAAAAAAGCATGAAAAAGCCAAAGCCTAAACGCCGCGTTACTTCCCGCTCCCCCGACCATCGTAACGTCGCCCGCGGTACAGAGTGGCTGCGCAGAATGATCAACGCGAGCGAGGAAAGACGGCTAATCGCGTCGGTTGTGGATGAAATGGTGCCGGTTATGAAGCGGGAAAGAGAGCCGGGGGAGGAAGGATAATTTATGAGCAATCAGGGCCACGAAGCGACGTGCTTAACCAAAAAAGGAGAATGTTTAATGTTCAAAGAACTCATCACACAGCTAAAAGTGATTATTCCCCTAGTGGCGCTTTTCCTCGTTTTAGGCTGGGCGTGGGCTACCTATCAGACGGCGGAAGCGGAGGCGTGGGAGTGCTGTTATTATCTCATGTTGCCAAACGGCATGTGGGTTTGTGCCGTAGTGTGTTGAGCCATGACCGACCACGACGCGACGGCCGAGCGGATTGTTAATGATTATTGGGCTGATCGGTCGCCTGATAGTGGCCGGTTAGTAGTTGCAATTGCCGCTGCGCTGGCCGAGATCAGCGAGGACCGCGACATATACAAACGCTATTGGGACAACACCGCAAAGGAAACTCAGGAGCGAGGCAACGAGATAGCCCAACTCCGCGCCAAGCTCGCGGAGGCGGAACGGGAATCGCACCATTGGGAAGATATGTATCAAACGGCATTGAACGATTGCGTCCGGCTCAAGGCCGAAGTGGAACAGTCAAAGGCGGGGAAGCCGTGGACGCACGCCGAGCTGTTCTACTGCGGGCAGTTGCTCAAGACCAAGCTCGCGGAGGCGGAAGTTCCTGATGCTGATTTTTATTCGCCAACGCCCAACCGCAAAGTTATTTTTAAGACTGCCGATTTGCTGGCCGAGCGTGACGCCGCCGAAGCCAAGGGCTTTGTGCGGGGGTTGGAGCGGGCGACGGAGATAGTAAAAGACGAGCCGGAATATCCCGGCACAATGCCTGAGGAGATGTGGCTGGCGGTCAAGGGCGATAGAAACGTAATGGCTGAGACAATGAGGATAACGGTTAGATTGACCAAATCTAATATTGACCGCGCCATCGCCGCCGAAATCGCCAAGGCGGGGAAGCCGTGAATTGTGGAAACAAATAAGCTCGTAAACGTGATTTTAGAGTTGCGCGCCGAAGTGGAACGGCTGGCCGAAGCCGCCAACGAACGCACCGCGGATAACCTCAATAACGACGGCTTTATCCGCGGCTTAGAGCGGGCCAGGGATTTAGTTTCTGCACATGGCGTTGTCGCAAAAGACTGGATTTATCCCGAACAGATTATTCAGGCGGAAATAGACAGGGTGGTGGGCAAATGAACGCCTCCGTCAATGTGCCTCGAATCATAGAGGCGATGCGTGAAAAGGGTTGGGGGGTGCGCGACACGTGTGCTAACTGTGGCGTCAATAACAAGACCCTGTCCTCAGTGCTGGCCGGCAAGGTGCCCAAGCGCCTTGACGCGCTTTACCGGCTGCTCGCTGGGCTCGGGATTACGTCACAGGAGGCCTTGATAAATGGCGGCTCACCTAAGAAAGCGCGGCTGCGTCTGGTATTTAATCGACGGCGAGGTGAAGAGATCGCTTAAAACCGACAAGAAAACCCTGGCCGAAGCAAGACTCCGCCAATACTTGAGGCAGGAGTTTCGATTTGGGTCAAGGATCACAGTAGGGGAGTATTACGAGAAATGGATAAAGACAAAACAACCGCCGATGTTCAGGATGAGCACTATCAGCGACTACAAGCAGCACTTTCTGAGTTATGTGCTGCCGGCATTAGGGCAGAGATCGTTGACTCACTTCTCAGTAGGCGATTTATCCACATTCCGGAGCAAATTATTAGAATCAGCGAAGTCCCTAAAGACGTGCCGGAACATAATCGATGCGAGCTTCCGCGCCATGTGGCGGGATGCCATGATCGAGAATCTAGTGGAGCATAACCCGTTCGCCTTGCTTCAGTGGCCGCGCCAGCCGAAGCATCGGCCCGACCCGTTCACGATCGAGGAACGGGACAAGATCCTCAACTGGTGGGCCGAGCATGATTTTTTCTTTTACCCCTATGTGTTCTTTCAGTTTCATACCGGCTGCAGGCCATCAGAGACAGCCGCGCTCACCTGGGCCAATATCGAGGCCGGCCGGGTGGCGATACGTGGATCTTTGGTAATGGGCGAGCAGGGCGCCACCAAAACCGAAGGGGCCGACCGAACCATCAGGATTGGCGAGGCCATTGCTCAGCTCCTTGCGATCCTCCCATCACGCGAGCTGGGGCTCGAGCATGTATTTGTCGGCAAGCGCGGCAACCCAATGACAAAGAAGTGGGCCGAGCACAACTGGAAAAGGTGTCTCGACGCGCTATCAATCCGCCATCGGCCGTTTAGGGCTACCCGGCACACGTTTATAACCGAGGCGGTGCGCCGGGGGGATAACCTAAAGGCGATCGCGGACTACTGCGGGACCAGCATGGCGATGATAGAGCGGGATTACTGCGCGCGTGAGACGGTCGGTACAATTTCGGAACAGCCAAAACTCAACATTGAGATTCTAAAGGGGAAAAGTGTTGCGGGGCCGGGATTTGAACCCTTACCCCAAAGTATTACCAGTCGTTTACAGTCGCTAACTTATAGAAATTTCGAGCAGTGGAAGAGGGCGAAACGCGCCTAGTGAGGACGTTTGGCTAACATCAGCGGTACAAAATCGGCACAGTTTATCCGGCGTCAGTGGTTTCCCATCACGGGCTTTATTATCTCGTTCTTGCTGGGCGGCGCCTCGAGCTTGGGCTGCTCAATCCAGCCGGCGCCGCTTGCTACGTCATACTGTAAAATGTTCGACGTTCAACAGAACGGTGTAATGGTCCTCGTCTGCTACTAAAATGAACTACCGAGCCCGCGGCATCACGGCCGATAATAAGCCAATCTTTGCGGAAGATCACGAGCACATAACCGTCGCACATTGGCTGACGGTCAACGGAGTGTTCTTTATTCACGTCCCGAATGAAGGCCGACGCTCCTGGGCAACCGGCAAGAAGCTAAAGCGCATGGGCATGATGCGCGGCGTTGTGGATTTCCTGATATTCGACCCGCCGCCAAGACCCTACGGCGATGGCAAAAAGCTCCATTTAATTGGGACGGTCATGGAGCTCAAGGCGCTGGACGGCAAGCGGCCGACCAATGACCAAGTTAAATTCATGATGGAAATGGAAGGCCGGGGCTATGCGATCGGCTGCTTCTATGGCTCTGATGCGGCGATCAAGTGGCTGGAGAGTCTGGGGTATGGGAGGAAATAAGAAATGGTAACTGATTAACAAAAGGGGGGTTAAACCCCAATGGCTAACGTCCTCAAGGACATTAGCAAGATGGCCATCGAGGTCGCATTAGGCGATTACGGCGGCATCCGCGACTGGCAATTTGCGTGGATTAACGAGACCTACCGCGACCAAGCACCCCAACTCAACGCCTATGATAAACTCCTGATCGCGGTATTGTCGGACGCCATAGACCGGCTCAGGAAACCCCCTATACCTAATCGGAACAACAAGAAAGAACATCACAGGGAACAGGAGAGCCGTAGACGCGCGCGTGAGTCTGCTACCCGCTGGATAAAGTCTAACCGTGACGACTATGTGCTAGACTTCGTGCCAATCTGTGAGCATTTCGGGTGGACGCCATCGGTTATCAGAAAGAAGATTGCCAAGCTGATAGAGAAAACGAGGTCACGATGAGCTTCAAAACCGGGCTTTAAACGCACAGAAACGGCCTTAGGAGCTGGCGTAGCGAACTAACTGGCCCTAGACCATTAACGCTGTTATTTGCCAACCTCGTGCGTTTTATCCTTCCCAAGCTTGGCCGATTCGTGGTAATGGCTGATTATTGGCAATTGGCAAGTGGCGATTGGCAAAAGGCAATACCTAACCTGAAATGAATTTTCTAAGTGCAGCAGTGGCTTTCTTGACTTCCCTAGTCTTGACCATCGCCCGCGCCTGCTCGGGGGTTAGCGCCCGCTTGGAGCGCTTCCCCCCCTTGGCGCCGATCTTGGCGAGGTATTTACGGATTGATTTTTTCATTTGTTCTACGTCCGGGCCTTTTAGTTCGTTTGATTCTTTCATAGAACGTCCCGGCTTAACACAAGCGGCTTATGTTGTCAATAGGAAATAAATAATAATTTAAAAAATAATTTAAACTCATGGATTTCACATGCCTAAGGGTGCTCAAGGATTTCAAAAGGGTAATTCGTTTGGTGGTTATAGAGAGAACGCAGGACGATATACGAAGGAAGAAAAGGAAGAAGTTCTAACACTAGCGCAGGAGTTAGAGCGTGAGAAGCAGAGGCGGGCTCGTAGGATTGCCAAACGTTATTATGACATGGCCGAAGAAGACCCCCCTACGATGCGCCATGTCATTGATGGCGAGAGGCTGAACAATGGCCAGCAGTCTATCAACACCATCCACCAGTTCATCCAATTCACAAATAATCACAATTCCCCACAACTATCTCCCGAGGGATTATCAGCTGCCATTCTGGTTGGCGATGACAGGGGAGAAGCGCAAGAAGCGGGCGGTAATGATCTGGCATCGGAGAAGCGGCAAGGACAAAACGGCATTGAATTTCGCAGTTTCGCAAATGTTTCCAGAGAACGGGGGTAGGATAGGCACGTACTATCATCTATTCCCCACCTATGCCCAGGGGAAGAAAGTCATGTGGGATGGGGATGATAAGACCGGCTACAAGTCAATGAATCACTTCCCTGGCTTCTCGGCGCACAAGCACCCGGCCGGCATTGTAGCTCGCAAGAATGAGACTGAGTTGAGGGTGGAGCTGGTAAACGGCAGCGCGTATCAGATCATTGGCACTGACAACATAGATTCTATCCGTGGCACCAACCCGGCAGGTGTTATCTATAGCGAGTATGCTTGGCAGAATCCACAGGCTGAACTGATACTTAGCCCTATACTGGCAGAGAATGGCGGCTGGGCTATCTTTAACTCCACACCGCTAGGCCACAACCACTGTGAAGGGCTTTACCGGATGGCCAAGAATAACCCGGACTGGTATTGCTCGTTGATGACTGTGGATAACACCAGGGACCATGAAGGGAACCTAGTCTATCCGCCTGAAAAGATTGAAGCGGAGCGCCAGCGACTAATAGCCCAAGGCAAGAACGAGTCAGACGCTGAGACTTTCATACAGCAGGAATATTACTGCTCATTCGAGGGCTACCTTGAAGGTAGCTACTACAGCGAGCAGTTGCGCATTGCCAGGCAGCAAGGCCGTATCGGCCGCGTACCGTGGCGGACTAATGAGCCGGTATACACGTTCTGGGATATTGGGGTCGGGGATAGCACTGCTATTTGGTTCGGGCAAAGGTATAAGCACTTGATTCTGTTCATTGATTACTACGAGGACCACGGCAAGCAGTTGAGCTTCTATGCCAAGAAGCTAAAGGAGTTGCCTTACATCTACGGTGGCCACTATTGGCCCCATGACGGCAAGAATAGGGACTTTAGCGGCCGCGAAGGCGAGGATCGCCGGGATACCGGCCAACGGCTAGGTGTCCGGCCGATCTACATCGTACCGCGGGGCGACGTGGACGACGGCATAGACTCGGCACGCCGGCTGTTTAGCCAATGCTGGTTTGATGCCAAGAACTGCGCCAAGGGGCTGGACGCATTAGCTTCTTACCACAAAGAGTGGGATGAGGACCGCAAGGAGTTCAGGCAGAGGCCGTTTCATGATTGGTCTTCACACGCCGCAGACAGTTTCCGCACTATGGCTAAGAGTAGATGGGACTTGCCAATTCAGGATGATAACGAGCCTCACAGACTCCCACCTTCAGCGATGTCAATGTGAAGGACTCAGAACGTAAAGCCAAGCACGCCATTTATATGCGTGCATACGGTAAGACGGAGAAATATAAAGCGTGGCGGCGAAAGGATTATCAGCAGACACTAATCGCTAAGAGAGAGGAAAAGAAGCGTTACCATGCCCGAGCGCGTGAACGTGCCAAGGTAGACCCAGATTTTGCTAAACGACGAAGGAGAATTTTATTGGAAGGCTATAACCGGTATCGCGAACGGATGAAGCTAAAGGCTATCGAGCACTATTCTAACGGAACAAATACGTGCCGCGCTTGTGGTTATAGCAATGTGGAAGCGCTTTGCATTGACCACGTTAACGATGACGGCGCAGCACATCGCCGCGTAATCGGGTGTGAAGGCGCTCAAATCTATTGCTGGTTAGTTAAACAAGGCTATCCAGACGGTTTTCAAGTTCTTTGTCATAACTGCAACTGGATAAAAGAAAAACAAAGGCGCCGTTCGATGAGAGCCGTAGCCTAGTGTCGTGCCGCTTGCTAACACCACGGATATTTGGAGCGCAGCCGGGACGGTGTTCATCGTGGTTGTTCTCAGCGCTCTTACGGTGATGGGAATCTGGGAGCACAACAAGCGTGAAGAGGAGCACCGGATACTTGAGTCGCTGATACGTGCCGAGAATGAATCGGTCAGGGTAAAGATGGACACGCTTATCTGCACCAGCAAATTAAACCTATTCGCCCAGACGTTGCAGAAGGGGCAGGCAGTTACTTGGCAGGACATACCGCAGGAATACTGGCCGTGTATGCCGAAGAGGTTTATTGAGGAGGGGAAACGGATTAGGTAATGGACCTGAACGCTATCATTGCCGAGTTTAACAGGCGCAAGGCGCAGGCGCAGAGGGGGATTAGTGACCTGTTCCAACCTGCTCAGCAGCCTAGCAACTATACCCAGAACCTAACCGACATGTTGTTTAAGCCCCAAGGTTACCAAATGGCAAGCGGCGATGAACTCAAGGCCTATGCCGCTCAAGTGGCCAAGGAATACGCCAATAACATAGTTCCAGAGCCCATACGCGCACGATCGGAGGCAAGCAGGACTGATAATAAGCCGCTGAGTGAGCAGGCGCCGGAATGAAGGACGTTAGCAGGCAATGAAGCGGGAAGATATAGAGAAGGCGATGCGGCAACCGCCGACAACTGAATACATATCAGTAAAACAAGCAGTAGATATTTGTATCCAACAAATCAACGAATCGAAAACGGTCATGAATATTTCCGATTTTCAAAGGTTGTCGCGAGTATTTAACGAGATTGCTGATCTACGTATGGAACAAGACTTGAAAATAAATGAATGGCTAAAAAGTCAGATGGCGGATTCGTGGCAATGAAAATACTTAACCCCGGCATGGTTCAAACGATCGTCTATGAGGACATGAAGACGGGCCACTTGATGTATAACTTCTCGATTAAGTTCGATA